GGTGGTCCAGGGGCAGTTCGCATCATCTGGGGCGCAGGTCGTGCATTCCCGAGCACCAACACCGGAAACGTTTAAGGAGTAACCATGAAGCCTTACATTCTTCTATGTTCAGTGGCTTTGACGGGCTGTGCCTCTGACAAGGCGTATTACGAAGCAATTGAGTCCCGTACGCGCTCAGAGCAGACCATTGCTGTAGCCAAAGCGGAAGCGGACAAGGCTCGGTATGCAGCCATCGCTTCTATGGCATCGACGGGCGGGGATGCAGCCAAAGTTGCTGCTATGTTCTCGCTCATGCAGATGCAGCCCTCTGCCCAGCCTCAGGTGCAGAGCCAACAAATCGCCCCGGCTCCGTCTCCTGTAGACCGTGTTCTGCAGGTTTTGCAGTTGACCAACAACATCATCACGCCGTGGATTGCCCCGGTGATGGCTTACAAACAAGGGCAGACCAACGCTAACGTCAGTATTGCCCAGGCCAACGCCAACAAGGACATATTCCTGGGTTCGTACAGCGCAATCGCTCAAGTGGCTGGGAAGATTCAAGCCCCCGCCGCCAACGTAACCAACAACACTACGACCACGACAAACGCCAACCAGACTTCAACCACGACCAACGCAAACCAGACTTCAACCACGACCAACACCAGCACCAACACAACCTCTACCAACACGGCGACAACCACGATTGGCCGGGATGGTGTGATTGGCGATGGCGTACTGACGCGCACTTGCGCTGCTGGCTCTGGTGGCCCTGGTGCTGGCGGTGCGGCGGGTGGATCGGCTGCGGCTAACCCCTCATCTGCTGCGTCTGGCGTCCCTGGCTCTGCTACTGCCACGGGCGGTTCTGGCGCTCTCGGCGGCTCAGGTGGCATGGGCGGTGCTTTGACCTGTTAATAGAGAGGTTGATATGGACTTTCTTGGCGGCGGGCTGTTAGGTTCAATCTTCGGTGGCTTATTCAGACTTGCGCCAGAAGTACTCAAGTGGCTGGATAAGAAAAACGAGCGGTCACATGAACTTGCTATGTTCGACCGCCAGTGCCAGTTAGAGGCCCAGCGGGGTGCCCAAAAGTTGCATGAAATTGGCGCTCAACACGCTGCGGCTGTAGACGTTGGAGTCCTTGACGCACTCAAGAGCGCGATAGATCAGCAGACCGATATGGTCAAAAAGGCAGGGGGGTGGGTGGCTTCACTCAGCGCCTCGGTACGCCCGGTAGTGACATATTGGGTTTTGTTTCTCTGGTCTTTTGTACATATTTGGTTTGCTTGGAACGCATGGTTGCAGGGTTTGCCGCCAGTGGAGGTCTTCAAAGTTGCCATGAGCGCTGACTTTGCCGCTCTTGTGGGGGGCACTATTAACTATTGGTTTATGGATCGCACTCTGGCAAAGCGAGGTCTTGCGTGAACTTGGACGTAGCGGTAGCGCTGTGCAAGCAGTTTGAGGGGCTTCATAGGGTTGGGGCGGATGGCCTTATCTACCCTTATGTCTGCCCAGCAGGCTACCCTACGATTGGTTGGGGAACCGTCTATAAGCCTTCAGGCAAGAAGGTCACGATGGAAGATCCGCCCATTACGCGAGCAATTGCTGACGCATGGCTCATGGATGAACTTCAGCGGGTATGCGCTTCTGCTGTAATGCGGCAGTGTCCTGAGTTGTTTGCATGGAGCTTGGCAAACGGTAACTGGCGGGCATTTTGTGCTATCGCAGATTTCACTTACAACCTCGGTGCAGGTAGACTTCAAACATCAACCCTGAGGCGCAAACTCCGAGCCCTTGACTGGGAAGGCTCAAAAGAGCAATTGTTGCTGTGGGTCAGGGGCGGGGGGCGTGTTCTGCCAGGACTTGTCAGGCGCAGAGAAGCCGAAGCAAAACTGTTGGGGTAATCATGCCGCTGAAAAAACTTTTGATGAAGACCGGTGTAAACCGGGAAAACACGCGGTACACCACTGAAGGTGGGTGGTTCTCCTGCGACAAGATTCGTTTTCGCCAAGGTACACCAGAAAAGATTGGCGGCTGGCAACAGATTAGCAACGAACAGTTTTTGGGTATCTGTCGCTCTCTGTGGGCGTGGGCATCAAACTTTGGCCGAAAGTACGTAAGCCTGGGGACAAACCTCAAGTACTACATTGCTGAAGCTAGCGGCGGCGCTTATTACGATGTCACGCCAATTAGGAAGACAGTCAACCCGATGCTGGGTCCAACCCCTCCTGGGTCTGGTAATCCATTTGCAGGTGACGGGACCACCACGGTAACAGTCACGGATGTAGCTCACGGGTGCGTTACGGGTGATTTTGTAACCTTCAGCGGCGCAACAGGAACTTACAACTCCATATTTAATGCCGAGTTTCAAGTCACGGTACTGACGGTAGACACGTACACCATCACCACGGGCTCTTCCATTGCTGCCGGCTCTTACGGTGGCGCTGCGGTCATTGCGGCTTATCAGGTCAATGTAGGCGATGAAACGCAAACTGCGCTTACTGGCTGGAGTGCTGGCTCTTGGGGCGCTGGTGGCTGGGGTACGGGCGTTACGTCTACTACGGCCATCCGCATCTGGAACCACTACAACTTCGGTGAAGACCTGATCTTTGGCCCCAAAGACGGCGGGATGTATTACTGGGACGAAACCGCTGGGGTGACCACTCGCGGGGTGGCAATTTCGTCTTTGTCCGGTGCGTCAGATGTGCCAATCATCCAGCGCCTGCTGATGGTGTCGGATACCTCAAGGTTTGTCTTGGCGTTTGGGTGCAACGACTACGGCTCAATCCTGCAAGACACCATGTTGATCCGGTGGTCTGATCAAGAGAGCGCGGTCAACTGGACCCCATCAGCCACCAACCAAGCGGGCAGTGTGCGCTTGTCCCACGGGTCAGCCATTGAGGCTGTGGCTCAGGTGCGGCAAGAAATTCTGGTCTGGACCGACACCGCCATCTATTCCCTGCAGTACCTCGGCCCTCCGGTTGTGTGGGGCTCACAGCTTCTGTCGGACAACATCTCCATCGTCAGCGACAGAGCATGGGCCACCGCCACGGGCGTTACCTACTGGATGGGTAACGAGAAGTTTTATATGTACGACGGGCGCGTACAGAACATCGTCTGTGACCTGCGTCAGTATGTCTTCAGCGATCTCAACTTTGATCAACTGCAACAGGTTTTTGCGGGCACCAATGAGCAATTCAACGAAGTTTGGTGGTTCTACTGCTCAGCAAACAGCACGGTGGTTGATAAGTATGTGATCTATAACTACGTCGAGAAGGCTTGGTACTACGGCAATCTTGGGCGTACCGCATGGATTGACACAAGCGTGGCAAGCGCAATTCCGATAGCAGCGGATTACAACCGGCGCTTGCTGAACCACGAAGTCGGTGTGGACGACAACGCCACCACCTCAACGCTTCCGATTGAGGCTTACATCACTTCGTCTGAGTTTGACATTGAAGACGGGCACAACTTTGGCTTTGTGTGGCGCGTGCTGCCTGACGTAAACTTTACGGGGTCAACGGCCAATAACCCGTCGATGCAGTTGACATTGCTGCCCCTGCAGAACTCTGGCTCTGGATACACCAGGGGCGTAGACCCGGTAGCTTTGGTGACTTCTGATATGTCGGTGGCGGGGGAAAACTCATTCCCTGTGGTACGCAGTGCCACAGTGCCGGTTGACAGGTACACGGGCCAAGTGAACATTCGGGTGCGTGGGCGTCAAATGTCTATTAAGGCAGCGTCTACGGGCCTTGGAGTCCAGTGGCAGTTGGGTGCAACCAGAATTGACATCCGACCTGATGGCAGGAAGAGCTAATGAGCACCGTCTGGGCAAATCTGGTCAAGCGGTTTACATCACCGTCTTTACCAAAGCCACAACCAGAATACGACAAGGCGTACTTTGACTCCTTTGTCAGCATACTCCGGCTGTACTTCAACCAGCTTGACAACTTTTTGGAGCAGCTTGTGAATGCGTCTCCGGTAAATGTGCAGTTTTACGGCACCGCGCTTGACGCTTTTGGTCGGGCGCGTTTCAGCCAGCCGTACACCCTCTTTGACTCTCAGAACCGCTACGAGAAAAACGATCTCTGGGCCGAGACTACCGCCACGGGCGGCACGGTTACTTACACTGCCAATGAAAGCACGGTCAACCTGAACGTCACCACAAGCTCTGGCTCTGAAGTTGTAAGGCAGACTTACAGGTCGTTCTCGTACCAACCGGGTAAGTCCCTGCTGACCTTCAATACGTTTGTGATGCCTGCAGCATCGGCCAACCAGCGTATCCGAGTCGGCTACTTCAACACCCAAAATGGCGTATTCGTTGAGCGTGACGGCACCGATGTTTACATCGTGCGGCGCACCTACGTTACAGGCGTTGCGGTGGACACCCGCGTGGCCCAGGCTGATTGGAACGCAGACAAGCTCAACGGAACCGGGGACTCAGGGTTTACCCTTGACTTGACCAAGGCGCAGATCTTTTGGGAAGACTTTGAGTGGCTGGGTGTGGGCTCGGTGCGGGCGGGGTTTGTGATTGACGGGCAGGTCATCATTGCTCACATATTCCAGAACGCCAACAACCTGACGGCGGTCTACATGACCACGGCAATACTGCCGATGCGCTATGAGATCACCAACACAGGTGCATCGACCGCTGCCACGCTCAAGCAAATTTGTTCCTCGGTGATCTCTGAGGGCGGCTACGAGAAGAAGGTCGCGCTCAACGTGGCGCGTATGACCACGGCCAACGCAAGTATTGGCGCAAGCTTCGTCCCGCTGGTTTCGATACGTTTAGCTTCTGGAAGGACTGGCGCTGTTGTCATTCCTGATGGATACTCCGTCCTACCCACAGCGGCTTCGTCGGTGACCTTTGAGGTTGTCTTGGTGAAGAACCCCACGCTGACTGGTGCGTCTTGGACCTCGACCTCTTCTACCAATGTTGAGGCTGACCTCTCTGCCACAGCGTACACAGGCGGGACCATCGTGCAGCAGCAGTTTGTATTGGCCTCAACGCAGTCCAGCGGGATCACCGCAGGTGGCGGGGACTACAACTGGGACTTGCAACTGGGCGCTGACCTTGCCGGCACTTCAGACATCTACACAATTGCCGTCCGCGCATTGTCTGGTACGCAAACCGCTATCGGCGCACTGTCATTCTGGGATCTGACGTAATGGACGAGTTAACCGCAGAAGAACTGCTGCAGATCCTGCGCTCATCGCCCGTAGATCGTGCGGCGTTTTCCCCAGAAGCTCAAGCCGGCCTGACACAAGGCGGCTTGGAAGGGGTACGCAAGAGCCGCACAAATCTTGATCTGCTGGGAGACGACTTCCAGACGTATAAACAAGTAGGATCAACCGGAGACTCATGGGGTGGGCGCACCACTACATACGATGTCTTTGATCCTTACGGCGCATCCACTGGGCAACAAGCAAAAGTCCAAGAAGGCGGACTTAAAAGTGGCTTGATTGATTTTGCACTGCAAGCCGCACCGCTTGTTTTGAGTGGAGGGACTTTAAGCAGCCTGACAAACATGCTTGCGGGCGTTGTTGGAAATACGGCTGCTCCATATGTGGCTCAAGCGCTAGTATCTGGCACGTTCGGTGGGCTTGGAGCCGAAAGACAAGGCGGCAGTTTTGGTGAAGGATTTGGTAAAGGTGCAGTAACAGGCGCTGCTACCGTCGGCCTTAAAAACATATTTGATCCTTTTGTCTCAAAGCAAATAAGCAACGTCCTTCCAGAACAAATTCCAGGGCTAAGTCAAGCGGCTACAGACAGAATCGTTGAAGGCGCTAAAAATCTTTTGACCGCCGGCATAAGAGCGGCGGCTACAGGGCAAGAGATTGACATACAGAATACGCTGCTGCCTGCAATAGCTCAAAACATTTCAGACGAAACAAAATACCCTGTGGGGCAGGTAAACGCCGCCCTGCGTATTGCAGTAAATACACTGCAAGATAAGGGTATCAATATCTCTGACATCTCAAGGTTAATTACTGCATCAGAGCCATCCAAAACACCAGCCGGTAAATCAGCAGCGTTGCAAGAACCCGGTGCAGGCTACGGCGGCGCAGATTTTGGCTTCTTTGACCCAGAGGCAGAAGAATTAGCCGCACTCATAGCGTCTCTGTCACCAACAAGTGAGCCACTTCCGCAGGGCAGCGAAGACATTGATGCGCTCTTAAACGCATGGGCCGCACTGGGCGGGGCACAGCAAATTGACGTTAAGGGAAACCGCCTGCAAAACACAGGTGTAGTTATCCCAGACTGGGACATCCTGCAAGACACAGGTGTAATCATCCCAGACTGGGACATCTCTTCTTCTACCGCCCAACGTGTTCCTGTCACAGGCACGCGCTTGCAGGACCCACAACTTGAATTCCCTGCGCAGTTTGTAGATGAACCCAGGATTCAGGTTGATCCAAAGCAGCGCATTGATGTCACAGGTAACCTGCTAAAGGGGCCAGGGGTTGATCTGCCCCCGACCAATGTAGACCCGCCGCGCATCATCAACGTAAGGGAAGGTGATGTTCAACAAGTCGAAATTGTTGGTGGCGGTACGGGCGGTCCAAGAACGATTGTGGATGTGCCTGACATCACTAAAATAAAACCGGACGAAATCTTGGATGGCACCAAGATCGTAGAGCCCGATCTGTCCAAGGATCTCCCCGGTGGAATTGTTGCCAAGCCCACGACCCCCGCTACCAAGCCTGCAACTAAACCTGCGGCTGAAACGCCCGCAGGCACCACAACAGAGACTGTCACCCGCACACCGGGACAGCCCACTGTTCACACACCCATCATGGCAAATGTCTCACCGTTTGATATAAACAGTCTGGTGATGCAGCTTGCAGATCGTGGCATGACCACGGACGACTTGGAGAAGATGTTCTCGGTTGGGCGAGACGACGAGACATCCATCGAGGATCTGCTGAATATCATCGGCGCAAGCCGTAGGAGTTAAGAATGTCTATTACATGGGATTCCGTATCCGAAGAATGGATTGACGATGAAGCCGTTGGCGATACAGGCACCACTTGGGTATTCCCTGATAGCGATGGTGACGGTAACTTAGAAAGAGACTTTGCTGTCACCGAAAATGGGCTGATTCAAGACTCACGCGGTAATCTGGGCGCGTTCAAAGACAATACTTGGGTGCCTTACACGGGTGGGGATATTAAGACGTTCCTCACTGGTTCTTCGGCCCCCTCGGGGGTCGCCCGCACCGCTGCGCAAAAAGCCAGGCAATACATCAAAAAGCTCTTCTCCGGTGACGGCTCAATGGCTGACTACGGCACCCTGCTTGCCGGGGTTCTCGGCCTCTATGAGACGATGAACAAGGACAGTTCTCCCAAGACTTGGGAGGGCACTGTGCGCAAGGGCAAGTACGAGCCGCAGACTGTTACGGACGACTACTACACGGGCATCATGTCTCGTGGCTACGGTCAGCGGGCTATGGGTGTAAACCCGTTTACGGGCGGGAAGTATGTGCCGCCAACAACTACGGGAACTACGGGAACTACGGGAACTACGGGAACTACGGGAACTACGGGAACTACAGGAACGACGGGAGCCACGGGAGCCACGGGCACGACGGGCGGAATTTCGGGCACGACAAACACGCCGGGCACCACTGGGATCACTGCGGGTACAGAACAACCCAATGTTCGTCCTATGACGGGCAATAGAGAAACGGCGGACGGCGTGAACACTACAACTGCTACAACCAATACAACTGGTGGACAGGCTGGCGCTGCTCTGTACGCCAACTTGATCCCCGGCACATCATCTCCTTTGGAAATTGCCAGGACGTACAACGAATACGTTTCCAGCCGTGGCGGCGACACACCTGCAAATAGGGCTGCGGCACAAAAGTTTTTGAGTGATCGTGGGTTTACGCAAAACACAATCAATGCCGCGTATGACACGTGGATAAACTCTTTTGGTTCTCGTGGCACTACGGGCACAACCGGCGTCACTGGAGCTACGGGCACAACCGGTACAACCGGTACAACCGGCACTACGGGTGGCACACAAACCGGTGTTTCTTCATTGCTGGAAGGTGCTGGTGCTCCTTACAAGCCTGAGTATGGTGATTATCGCGTTACCCAAAACTACGGTCAGCCTGGGTTTTTTAATAACGTATTTGACTTTTTGTTGCGCGATCTTGGTAATGGCACGATCAACTATCAGACGCTTGCAAACGTTGCTGCAACGAATCCAAAAGAGTTTGCAAAGATGCTTGAGTATAGGTCGCCTGAGAGTTTAGGCAATCTGGCTGTCATACGAGACATGGCGCCGTCTAGGAACGTGGTTGCGCCTGACATTCCTGACTACGCGCAGCAGTTCATGCAGTTGTCGAACATTGGGCGGATACAGGACGCGGAGACGCGAGGGGCGTTCAACCAGTACTTGTCTGAGGCCACCCGTGGTGGAGTTGAGGACAATACAAAAGCTGGTGCAGCGGTAGGAAAGATCACTGGCGGGTCTGGTGCGCAAAGCAGTGAGAACTTTCTCAATTTGCGTGCGCCTGACAGGTTTCAAGATTACGCGCCGACGCAGCAGTACAACTACCAAACACGTAAATACGAAGATGTCGCCGCACCGGCACCCATGACGTATGGCGATTTGTTTAAGCGTGAGGTAGAGCGTGCTGGGCCAGAGACTTGGTACAGCACGGGGTCGATGTCTACAAACATCAAGCCGCCCGATCTGAGCATGCCGGAACTGTTTTTCCAAAACGGCAGCTTCGCCCCGGCCCCTCCTCCCCCCGTACAGCCTCCAGTTGGTGCTGCTGAAGGTGGTCTGATGGGTCTGGCTCGTGGTGGCAGGCTCCCTCCGCGCTATCTCCGTGGTCAAACGGATGGCATGGCAGACAAGATCCCGAGTAACATCGACGGGGTGCAGCCTGCCAAACTTAGCCACGGCGAATTTGTGATCCCTGCGGACGTTGTGTCCCATCTTGGAAACGGCAACTCTGATGCTGGAGCCAAAGCTCTGTACAAGATGATGGACCGTGTACGCATGGCGCGGACGGGCAACAAGAAGCAGGGCAAGCAGATCAACCCTGAGAAGTTCACTCCGGGCGGTATCGCCGGCTATGCCGGTGGTGGAGCGGTTGCTTTCCAAACAGGTGGTTCAACTGCAGTAAACGCAACGGGCAGTGGTGGCACTCTCAGCGGCGGCTTGTCTCCGTACATTGGTGACTATGTTGCTGGCCCCGAAGGCTATCTAGCTAAGGGCTGGGCGCTGAGCGATACGCCGTACCAAGCCTACAAAGGTCCGCTGACCGCAGGCGTGTCGCCGCTTCAAGAATCTGCTTTTGGCAAGATTCAGGGGCTTGGTACTCCTTCTCAGTTTGGTACTGCCACGCAAATGGCAACGCAGGCAGGACAAGCAGCAGGTTCCGCTTCTTACACGCCGACCACGTTCGATACCGGACTTGGCCCCGTGGGTTCCGTACAGAGCTACATGAACCCGTACCAGCAGAATGTCATTGACATTCAGGCTCGGGAAGCCCGGCGTCAAGCGGACATTGCTCGTCAGTCAGAGCAGGCTAGGTTAGCTCAGGCTGGTGCCTACGGCGGGTCTCGTCAGGCCATCATGGAAGCAGAGCGACAGAGGAATCTGGGTCAGCAGATTGGCGACATCCAAGAAAAGGGCATGCAGTCTGCTTACGACCGTGCGCTGCAGCAACGCTTCCAAGAAGCTGGCATGGGCATGCAGGCTCAGCAGTACGGAGAGCAGTCCAAGCAGTTTGGTGCAGGGCTGGGCATGCAGGGTATTGGTCAGCAGCTTTCTGCGGCAGGTCAGCTTGGCGGCTTGGGTGCTCAACAGTTTGGCACCGAGTTGCAAGGTCTCAACGCACTGCTCGGCGCAGGGGCTACTCAGCAGGCTGCGGAGCAAGCATCAGTGGACGCTCAACTCAAGCAGTTTCAAGAAGCTCAACTTGATCCGTACAAGAAGATACAGTTCCAACAAAGCCTCATTCAAGGCTTGCCTGTTTCAACAAGCACGACATCGCCTAACACTTCGATGTTTGCTGACCTGACTGGTGGCATCGGAACCTTACTCAATATGTACGGCAAGTTGAAGGGCGCAGGGGGTTAATCATGCAAGGCACAATTTCTCCTGGGCTGCAAAAGCTCATGCAGTCTGTGGAAGAGCTTAAACAGCTTTCCAGTCCACAGACTCCTAGTGGTGCCCCCACTCTGGCCGCTCAAGTTGAGCAGGCTGCAGCACAAGCTGCGGCGCAGTCTGCGCCCCCTGCGCAGATGCCGGGTATGCTGCCAAGCGATCCTTATCGTGCGCAGCTAATGCGGACTCTGCAGGCCAAAGCTCAAGAGCAAGCGCAAAGGATGGCAATGCTTGCCCAAGGTCAGCAGCAAGGCATGGCATCAGGCGGTATTGCCTCATTGCCAGCGGATGTTGAGATGGCTGAAGGTGGGGTGGTTGGTTACGCCGGACCAGATGGCTCAGAAGTCGAATTGCCGGTCAATGAACGGTTCAAAAAAGCGTTTAGAGGGTTGTATGAACGCATAGAAACCGATTTGATGCGGCAGGCGGGAGCAACGCCAGAACAGATTGCGCAAAAGCTGGGCAAAGAACCTCCTGTGGTTCCCGTATCGCGCCCAATGTCAGAGGCAGAAACTGCGCGGCTTCAAGAAGCTAACGCATCCCCCGCTGGTATGCCTGTCGCGGTTCCGGCACCTCGCCCTCCTAGCGGGCAACGAAAAGAAACCCCCGAAGCGCGTAAAAAGCCTGCTGCAGAAACTGCCAAGCCTGCTGACACAGGGATTGCTGCGCTCGTTGGACCGCCTGTTCCCTCTGGATCAGAGCGTCAGTTTGGGGAAGCGTTAAGTGTTGCTGGTCGCGTCGATCCAGGCAAAGCAAGAACTCCAGAGCAGATCCGGGCGGAAATAGAGGCCGTGTACCGCGCTCGTGGAATTGAGCCTGGGAAGGCAGAGCGAGAGCGTCTTGCAAAGCTTGAGGCATTTGATGCCCAAGAAGAAGCTGAGCGCAAGAAGCGCGTTGATCAGCGCGGGATGCAAGATCTGATTACTTTCCTGACCGGGTTTGGCGGCGCATCCTCAATGGTGGCTGGTGGGCGTAGAGGATCAGAAGCATCAGCGCAGCTTCAGCAGGGATGGGAGCGATCTGATGAAGCATACAACCTGCTCAAGCGCCAGCGCATGGATGCTATTGCTGCGGAACGTGTTGCTCTTGCGAACCGTAATCAAGCACTTGCTGATGGAGATATTGCCACCGCAGGTAAAGAAGCCGAGGCGCTTCGCGCAGCACAGAACGCTAAATTGACGGCAGAAGCACAAATCCGCGCTAACTTTGCGCCTCAATTGCTGAAGGCAGAGACCGATGAAAAGCAAATGCGTTCTGCAGAAACAATAGCAGAACTCAACCACAAAGCGCAAAGAGAACTGGAAGAGTATCGTCGGCGGACTCAGATGATGAAGCCGCGTGAGCTTGAAGAAATCCATCGAGTTGAAGGTCTCAAACTCAACGAGTTGACCGGGGGTAAACCGGGGACTGCTACTACTCAACAAAAACTTGAAGCCATTCAGTTTGCGCACGAATCAGTGAAGGGCGCGCCCCGCGCAGAAAGTGTGCACACAAAGAATAGAGCGGAAGCCTATAAGCGGTATGCTGAGTGGGAAAAAGGTCCTGGCGAAATGTTAAGAATGACGAATATAAAGAATCCGAAAGTCTTTGAGGACGCTGCCAAAGCGAAGAAACGTGAGATCTATGAGTCGCTCGGTTTGGAAATACCCGGAATGGGTGGAGGATCATCCGGGCAAGAGCCTCCGCCTAACATCAAAGCGATACTCAACAAGTACGGGTCATAAAACATGGCTGACCTGCAAAGTCTGTACAGAGCCCTCGAAAAAGCCGATGCAGCGGGGGATACGCAGTCAGCTAAGCAATTAGCTGATTACATACGAGGGCTGTCAGGTTCGGTTTCTGCGCCTCCCCCTCCCCCGGAGGGCGGGTTCGTCCCTGCTGTCAAGCGCGGGTTCTACCAGACTGGGGTTCTGCTAGGAGATGTCCTCCCGGCAATGGCGGCACGTGCCGTAGGCGCTGGCGAATACGCGGAGAAGCAGTGGAAAGAAGCCGCCGCTACTCAGCAAAAGATTCAGCGGGAGATGCCCGCTGCGGTTCCTTCGTACACAGACGTTAAGAGTCTCGGTGACGCCTGGACTTACGCCAAGGAAGCCGTCGGGGAAAGCATTGCTTCCCTTCTACCTGCCATCCTTACGGGTGGACTTGCGGGTGTCGCTGGGCGCGGTGCGACCATCGCCGCCAAAGAAGCTGCTGAGCGGGTTCTACTGGCTGAAGCCGCAAAGATGGGACCGCCCACTAAGGCGGCAATCGACGCCGCTACTGCGGCGGGGGTCAAGGCTGCTCAGCGCGAAGCCCTGAAGTATCAGGCGGCGGGTGCGTTTGCGGGGTCTGCAGCGCAGAACATCCCTGAGGTCTACCAGAATATTAAGGAAGCAACAGGCAAAGAAGACCTCGGTGCAGCCCTTGCGTTCGGTGGGTTCAATGCAGCGCTGGATGCTGTTATGCCTGTTACTTTACTTGCTAAAGTACGTAAGGCGGGTATTCCTGAAGAGCAGATCATGGGGGCGTGGTACAAGCGCTTCGCCAAGGGTGCTGGCAAGGGCTTCCTGATTGAAGGTGGGACTGAAGCCGCCCAGGAAACTTCATCTGCCGCCGCCGAGAAGTTTGTTGATGAGAATCAGCAGTTCTTCAGCGAGAAGAACTTCAACCGCGTAGTGGATGCCTTCCTGAAGGGCGGTATCGGTGGAGGGGTTATCACTGGGACTACGGACGTAGCCACTGGGCGCAAAGAAGCGCCGAAGCAATTCCCAGGTATAACTACGCCTCCTCCCCCCGCTGGCACAACAGTTCAGGAAGAAGAGGAAGAAGCCCCACCCGCTCCCCCGGCACCTGCAGGTGCCCCAGCCCCTGCCCCCGCAACACGCTCTGTGTCTCCCGACATGAGCGTGGAAGACTTACTGAAATCGCTGACTGGAGCCAAAGATGCTGGAGAAGCTATCACCCCGCCAAGTGGAGCAGGCGTTCAAGTGGCTGGCGAGCCCGGTGCAAAACCCGCCGCCGAAGGGGCTGGAACCACTGTCCCAGGTGGAGTGGTTCCTCCTGTCGAGGATGCTGGACAACCTGCTGGAGGAGAAGGAGCAAAGCCCCCTCCAGTAAGTAAAAGACAAGAAGAGCAAGACCGGTACAACGAACTCTTCACGATAAAGGCGCAGCGCGAACTCACCCCCAAAGAGGCGGATGAATATGAGGACCTAGAGCTCACTGCTGCTATAGGTTTCTTGGATGAGCCCAAGCTCATTGAGTTGGGTAAGCCAAGTGCAGTAACGCCCTCGACACCCTCTGCTGCTGCACCGCCTGCTCCACCCCCACCGAGCCCTCCGTTAAAAGTGGAAGGGGCACCGCCTCCGGTGGTGGGTGGAGCACCCGGTCTTAAGGAGAAGATCGGTAAGTTTGATGCGGCGTTCGGTGAAGATGAAGACTTCTTCACGAGAGGCGCTGCTGAACTTACCCCTGCTCAGAAAGAGCGTGAGAGAGAACTAGAAGCCGAAGGCAAACGCCTTGGCGTTGTGCGCAAAGACGGCGAGACTGCGCGTCAATACTGGGCGCGGGTCAAGCCCGCGATGACCCTGGAGTCTGAGATTGCTGCCCCTGAAGTTGGTGGGCTGGCTACGCGGGCTGCTGACGTTGAACCGTCGCTGATTGCTGCGCAGGAGATCAAGCCTGAGCGACAGGTTGTCATCCCTGAAGAACAGAAGCTGCTGTACGAGGAGACTCGGCAGGCTTTCAATCAGACGACTGAATCAGATCAGGAGAACCTGCCTGAGTTCGACAAGCTGCGTCCTGAAGAAAAGCGTGTCTACTTCACGGAGCACATAAGAGATAACTCTCAGTTTGAGCACGACGAGGCTGCTCAAGCGCTGTCAGAGTACTTGCAATCCAAGAACGTGCAGGCCGAGGCTGAAGGCCGTCAGGCAGTGCGCGGAGTCACTGCTGGCCTGACGCCTGAAGAGAAGCAGGCTGAAGAGGTAAAGGCGAAAACGGAAGAAGCGAGAAAAGAAGCTCGCGCTAAGGCCAAGGAAGAAGTCTCTGCGCGGTACAGATACGAGCGGCAGCGCCCGGTCATGGGCCAGAAGACGGGCCTTGCGTATTCCTTCCCGACCTGGGGTTCGCTCTCTGAAGCGTCGAGGAACCTCTTCACGACCATCAACAAGACAGACTCTGCAAACGAGCAGGACCTAGCGTTTCGCGCTATCCGCAAGCAGATTCAAACGGAGAAGGCAGAGCAGCAGCGGCGCGAAGCCCTGCAATCTGCTGAGTCCCAGGTCAAGAACGAGATAGTTCGCGCCGCTGAACGCGCTAGGAAAGCTCAGCCTGCCGGTAAGGGAGCGATCCTCCCTGATGAAATTCTCAGCAAGCTGCTGGCGGGTGATGTCAAAGCGGTGCTTAGGTATCTTGGTGGTGCTCCTGGCGAGGTATCGAAAGGAGAACCGTTTGGCAGATACAAGCCCAGCCAAAAAGAAGGCGGGGCGAAAGGCATCCTCTCTCGCACTAAAGAAGGAAATTGGTTCTCTCGTCAGGTCTACGAAGCGCTTGCCAATGCACTCCAGCGTATTGACAACTTCAACGTCAACATCGTGTTCGACGAAAACATGGTGTTCGATGAGATTGGCAAGTACGACGCTGCAACCAACACGATCTACCTGGGGCCGAACGGTCTTGATGAAGCTACGCTGCTGCACGAACTGACGCACGCAGCCACAGTCAAGATCATCAATCAGTATTTCTCTGACAAGACGAAGCTCGATGCTCGGTCGATCAAAGCTGTAGAGCACCTCATCGAGATTGCTGGTGCCGCAAAGAACAAGATTGGAAGCAAGTACCCCAACGCTTTTGAGAACCTCTACGAGTTCATCGCGTATGCAATGACGGATGGGCCGTTCCAACAAGAACTCGCCAACATCAGCATCCCTCGGCTGGCTAAGGCCACGGCCAAGACGGGGCAAGCCCCACGTGTACTTCAGACTGCACGGGAAGTCGGTGATCTGTACGACTCCATGTTCGATAACCTGTGGGATTACTTCACAGGCACTCTGGCGTATCTGTACCGTCTGTTTACGCCCTCTGCGAGTACTCAAAAGGTTTATCTGCCCACTGAGAAGTCTCGTGTCACCACGAAGACCGCGCAGCGTTTGCGTGAAGAAGAGCTAAAAGGAAAACTTGCCGCCCAGAAGAAAAAGGATCTGACGGCGGCGGAAGAGCGCCTTGCTGAAATTGAACTTGAGGAAGGCACTCTTACCCCAGCGGAGCGCAGGGAAGAACGAAAGCTGAGCGCGGCTGATGTAGAAGCGCTGCAGCCGGAGAAGCTATTTGCACAAGAGGGCGAAGGGATAACCCCCGAGGATGCCGCTGAAGCAAAGATAGCCCCTGTCAAAGGCGAACTTGTCACGCAACTGGGGATCACCAACCTCCGTCGCAGCATCCTCATTGAGCCTGGGTACAAGGGCAATCTGCTGCTGGAAATCTCGTCGGCGTTCCAAGACATCCTTGCCGCACCTGAAGGCGGCATCGAGCGGATTGCTGGTAAGGGAAGTATTGGGACAGAACTTCTTTCTAAATCCGCTGCGTGGGAAGACACTTCTTGGGTGCAAATGCTTGGGAGTGAGTCTGAGACTGGGCTGGCTATGGTGTTGCTGCAAGACTACGACAACGTAAACGCAAAAATAGCTGAAACCGAATCAAAAGTTCAAAAAGAAAAAGAAAAAGCTGAAAAGTATCCCGATAAACGCGCAGTGCTGGAGGAACAAGCACAATGGCTCGGGAGAGATTTGCCTGAGCTTAAGCAAAAATTAGCTGACATTGAGGCACAGTTGACGTCTCTTAGGAGTAGCGCCTATCAGCAGAGAGACGCCGGAACGGAATTGCCTTCAAGGGGCAAAGCCGGTGTCACCAAGAAGGCACCCCCGAAGCTCGATAGAACCCCCGAAGAAATTCAGAAGGCACTGCCCCTTGCTGGTAAAGCTGAGCGTCCGACGATTGTGCAGGCGCTCAAGAGCCAAGGCTTCTGGCAGAACGTGGTGCGGAAGTTCCAGAACGCTCAGGAACCGTTGAAACGCGCCCAGGAAAAGTACGATGCCTTCGGCAAGATCATCTACACGGGCGACAAGATCAACAACGTCTGGTCACAAGCCACGTTGGCTACAGGCCGCGCATGGTGGAACTTCGTCAACAGGCTTGCTGGCAAGACCAATGATGTCCACAAGGCAATCGAGAACTTTGCCACCGTACACAAGCTGACAGTTGATGAGGCCCTGCAAGTTCTGCATGGCTACTCCATCGTCATGCACGAGCCGGAGCGCCGCAAAGTCAAGTACATCAAGACAGTTCCGCTGGAACCAGCAGCAGACGCAGCGCGTAAGAAGATTCTGGAGAGTCTTGCTCATCCGACAACCAAAGAAGCAGATGCGGTCAAGTACCGTCAGATGCTGGACAAAATCGTCAACGACCCCAACAACCACGCCAAGTTTGTTGGACCTGCTGGCAAGGCCAAGCCCGTCACTCCGGAGATGGCGGCGAAGCTGTTTGATGAGAAGTCTGAGAAGTACAACGTAGCTGGTAACTACACGACCAAAGAGCTTGCTGAGATGCGCAAGTTCTACACGGGCACGACCTCCGAGTTCAATCAGGACATGCTGAAGGATGTCTTTGACAAGCTCAAGGAAGTCCAGAAAGAAACTATTGAGCTGAACAAAGAGGCTAACTACTGGTCTCAAGGCGTCTCCAACATCGTCGCTTTCAATGGCTGGAAACACTACGTCCCTCTGAAGGGTCGCCCCGGTGCGCTAGAAGCCGATGAAGACCTCGATCCTCTGAAGTCCCGCAAGATTGGTGGCGAACTGCAAGAAAAAGAACTCGCTTTCGGTGGCCGGGAGTCTGACTCTGACAACCCCGTGTTGCAGTCTCTTGCTGACGGTGCCCGCGCTGCGATGCGGTTGGGGCGCAAAGACCTGACGCTCTCCATCAAGAATGCTGTGAACGACGGCATCCTCAAGGGTGATGCAAAGACGGTCATCAAGTTTGAAGAGCGGGCCAACAACCCAGATGCTTTGAAGGCAGCGCAGGGTGAGAAGGTCATCTTGCACTACGAGCCGAATGGTGACATCCGGGTGGTCAAGCTTCAGAGTAATCTGGAAGCAGAGGCTGTGCGCCGCACGTACCGTGAGGCAAACCCGTTGCTGGAAAAAGCAAATGCCATTACCAGCGGTATCGGGCAGCTCCACACCCGCTACAGCCTGCCGTTTGCCCCGATGAACTTTGTGCGTGACTTGCTTACCAACGCCTACACGCTAGGAGCTGAACTTGGTCCGAAGGCTTCGTACCAACTGATCGCGGAGGTTTCGCGCCAAGTTGCTACAAACGGGGGCCTGTTCAAGTCTGCAAAGATTGCTTACCTGATGGCGAACAACAGGGTAGGCGAAGCCAAGGCTATGGCGGCGAAAGACCCCTACGTAGCCGACATGCTGGAGTATCTGGAGAAAGGCGGGCGTGTCTCGTACATCCAGGGTATCGCTGCCAAGGGGCAGATGCAGGAACTGCTGAAAGACGTGGGGCGCAACAACGTCCTGAAGACCAAGGATCAGGTCGAGAAGGTATTCGACTACTGGACCGATATGTTTGAGTTGGCAAGCCGCACTGCCTCGTATCGTGTCCTGAAGAAGAACATGCTGCAAGAGGGTAAGGGCAAGAACCTCTCCGGTGCTGAACTGGAAGACTACGCCTCCAACCGCGCTGCTGAGTACACCAAGAACCTCGCTAACTTTGAGCAAGTCGGTGAGTGGGGCAAGGCGATGGGCGCAGCCTTCATGTTCTTCCGCCCCGCTGCTACGGGCGCGGTTCGTGCGCTGGATGCTGTGTTGCCTGCTTTCACCAACTACACGAATGCACAGAAGAAGGTAACCGCTGATCTGATGAAAGCCCGTGGTGGGGCGATGAAGGCATCAGCAGATGAGATCAACAAGGCAATCGCGGACGCTTACAAGAAGAGTTCCGATGCACGTGCGATGTCTGCCAGCCTGCTTGGCATGGGGATGGCTGTCTACGTGATGGCACTGATGCTGTCTGACGACGATGATCAGGAACGCAATAAGGTTGCGACTGATGACCCCGCACGATGGACACGCAATGCGCGTTTCTTCCTTCCCGGAATGGATAACGCGATTCAAATCCCGTGGGGTTTCGGACTCGGTTCTTTTGCTGCTACAGGGGCACAGCTTGCTTCTACTATTGGTGGACACACTACGCCAAAGGAAGCGCTGTCTAACATCATCAGCATCGGGCTCGACTCCTTCCTACCCCTGCCGTTCTCGCGCATCAGCCCAATCGATGAGCCTGCGGCGTTCTTGATGGATACGGCCACACCGTCAGCGTTCCGTCCGTTCCTTGAGTTCGTGATGAACAAGGACGGTTTGGGCCGAGAGATTTACAACAACCGGCAGTCTCGTGCCGGGGATGCCTACACGGGCGGGGACAACATCCCTGAGATGTACAAGCAGGCGGCTCGATTCCTTTTTGATGCCACAAACGGCGGCATCGACTGGAGCCCGAACACCATGTACTTCTTTGCCAACAACTACGCTGACGGCATCATGCGTGGTATCTCCGGCGTCTCCGGACTGGCTATGTCGGCCACCGGGTTCAAGGAGTTTGATCCAAAGAGAGACTCGATTGTTTTCGAGAGTTTCTTCGGGTCTCCGTCAAACTTTGATGCGCGGCAGTTCTCTAATGTTGAGAACAAGATCAAGGATATTGAGCGTCGGCTGAACACGCTCAAGAGCAACAACCCTGTGGGGTACTCTGAGTATTTACAAGACAACCCGACTCACAAGTACCTTGTTGACTACTACAACTCGCAGGTCAACGGACAGTTGCGTGACATCCGCAAGATGATGAACGACATCCGTATCAATCGGGAGTACACCCCGAAAGAACGTGGTGAGATGCTTGATAACTTGAAGCCCATTCAGAACTTGGTCAAGCGCAACCTTCTCACCGCGTTTGAACAGATCAGTGAGTTGACACCCTAACCTGTACGCCAAACTCGGATGCCAAGCACTCCGTCTTTTGTCGTGGTGTAGACCTTGACTTTGACACGGGCGCGCTTGGCTCCGTTTTCTACCGAGTAAGTTAAGAACGCGGGTTTCATGGTGGGGACGAAGAAACTCTCCCCCACCTCCATCACTTCAAACGGGAAAATCCACAGCGGCTCGTCAAGCGGCGAGGGCGGAGGAGGCGTTTTCTCTGCTGCCATAAATGTCTTCCGGTAGTGCAAAATCGGACGTAGGCATCTTGAAGTGGTACGCGAACAAGTTCACGTGGCCCAGCCCTGACCAGCCAGCGCCAAGTCGCTTCTTCACCTTGCCCTGAAGATTACCGAGCATCTTCAGTTCGCGCTCAAACATACCCACAGACAACTGCCGTTCAGCCAGATACTGCTTCAGGGCAGTGACGGAGATGAAGACATCGCAGTCCTTCTGTCCGGTTGTAATCTCTACCCGAGCAGATAGCGCCCCTCGTGGTGTGACCGTGCCAATCTTGCCGTCCATCGCCAGCAGGATGTTTTGCGCAGAACTTGCCAAGAAGTCACCGAGAACCAGGGTGTTGTCTAGCTTGGACTCAGTAGTTTCCCTGAGTGTGCGGCCCAACTCACCGAACACTACGGCGCTGATTCGCTCCAAATCGAATTCGCATATACCAACCTCTCGCGCAATTCGCTCTGCAGCAAACACCACACCTGCCAAGCCGATCAGGAAGCGGTACTCGCTCTTGCCAGTGAAGCGCTCTGTGACCCGAGTGGTTTCTTCGTTGACCATCTGGCTGAGTCTGGGTGCGCCAAGATCCATCAGGCGCGATACGTAGATCGGACCCGCATGGCCGTAGTTCCTCTTGAGGGAATCGAACATGGTCCGGCCACGAGGCTCAGTCAGGGTCTTGGGGCGATAGAGAGTCAACTCAAGCAGACGCATCTCTTCTGCTGACGCATCGGCTTTGAACTGCCCCACCTTGTCCTTCAAAGACTGGTTGACTGTGGCGATACAGATCAGCTTTGTGAGGTAGTCCTGGGGGCGCTCTGCGTTATTGGAGGCTTGCATTCGCAGTTTGGACCGACCGGCTGACACCTTGTAGAGCAGATCAGAGGCTTCCTTAGGCGACAAGTTCGACTGCTCGTCCAACGGGAACGGCAGGTTCTTCATGTTCACCATGCGCTGGATCAGGCCGTTGGCTGTACCGTCGTTGAGCGCCAGAGCATCGGGTCGGCCCCACACACTCATGGCGGCGTACATCGCGCCGGTCTTGCCACTACCAGATTCACCCATCGCTGAGACTGTCACGCCATTGACCGTACTGAACTCCATCAGGGGTGATGCCAAACCACAAAGAAAAATGAAAGCGTGAAGCTCGTAGCCTGGGTCATTGAGCATCTGGATGCTCTGCTTCCACTCCTCGTAGCTGCCGCCCATCGTCAGGTACTTGGAGATGTTTCTTGACCAGATCGAAGGCGGCGAGGGGCGAGTACCCCGCGCTTCGTATTCCGTCGCGCCCAGTACGAATGACTGGCAGTTTTCAGTCCAACCTTGTTGCATGTACATCTTGTCTGCCTTTCCTGTGTTGATGAGGAACGACCCCCACTTCATCAAATAACTTGCTATCTGAGAGATTTTTAGAGGCTCAAACACAACCCCTTGTGTTGCCAGCGCCGCCTTCAGCTTCTCCTGTGACGCCACCTCTTTGAGCGGTAGAGTGAACTCTCTGATCCCGTCCATAGGAAGTTCAAGGTTCATCACCAAGCACTCCCCATCGTGAGGGCTGTACAGCCGTTTGATTGCGTACAGGTTATGGGCCAGGATCAAATGAGGATCATCTTGTATGACTCTGCCATCCTTCAAGTGCTTCGGAGGCGGCAGGTAGTAGATGCCGCCATTAACGCCTTTTACAAAGGGTTTGAGGAAGTCGGGGAAGAACGTAGCACGGGGACTCTCTTCTTTCCGAACTGACTCCTCTTCATCGGCCTCAACGGTTTCGGCGGGCTCAGGAACTCGTAAGACTTTTCCAAGAGAGATTGGACCCATCTTTCCGAGTTTTCCTCGATAAGGGCATCCCTTGCATCCTTCGGCGTTGATTGATTCAAATGCTTCACAACTATGTGCTCCTGTAGCGTTGTCGAGCGACTGCTGGGCTTTGCGCTCGGTTTCTTCTTTTGAGTACCCAGGATATTCTTCTGAAAGTTTGTGAACCGCCTCCATTCCCTCGGTGCAGCGTATAGCCACAGACACTGCGGCGTACCACTGGGGTTCAGGCAGTTTGTCTGCGTTGAGGATTGCTTCCTTTATCTGATTGCAGCCGCTGCCTTCAAGACTTTGGAGGGCGATCTTGTCAAAACTGAATTCGAAGTTCTTGCGTTGCTCTTCCCAAATACGGCGGGTCTCTTCGTCGAGACCTTTCTCAGCGCCCGCCAAGACACTTGCTACCTCTGTCAATACAGGCGGTGACTCTTCTGGCAAGGCCCCTATCAACTGTTCAAGCGGATACGTGAACACGTCCGTTAAAAGTTGCGCAGGCTCTGGCGGGTCATACCTGTAGTTCAACGTACCCGGTACACGCATCAGACGTGCAGCGTCTGCGGGTACGGCTTGGTCGATGACCATATTGCGGTCAATGCACAACTGCTTGAACCGCTCGGCGTAGACCTTCCACTCGTCGCCGGGGATGTCTTCGTCAAAGATCCAGTAGGCGTGGATACCACCACCAGAATCGACCAAGACAGGATGCGGCCACCCTATCTCATCGCAGAATCTTTTTGTGTCTGAGATTGCGGCTTCCTTGCTGACGTACACGAACTTGCCGTGCATGTAGTCAAGGTCAAGGAAGAAAGCCTTCATCGCAACGCATTCATCTGCGTTGCGCCTGAACCCTTCATAGGTTCCGGGGGTGAAGTACAGATTGGCACCGGGAACGGACAGTGCCTGCAAAATGTCGATAACCTTGTCCGCGTCCTCCGTGAATCGCGGAATGATGGTCTTGTCTTTCCCTGTTCCCTTTATTGACGCTACACAGTAGGTGCCCTGCGTCGGCAAAATTTTCTCAAAGAATTGTTGGTTCATGTTCGCAGAGACAAGAAAGGCGGGGTTTCCCCCGCCTTTGTGGACCAAGTAAAGTTACTTGGAGCAGTCGATGCCGAGACCCTTGAGACCGTCGATGTACTCGCGGGCAGCGGTTAGATTTTTTGCTGGAAGTTCACCAGCACGAAGATCCCCTTCAAAGACTTGTATGAGTGTTTCGACGACAGGCTGATGCTTGGGAGTTACGCCACCACCGGCATACCACCGCCCCACTGCATTGCGGGTCAGACCGAACATCTGTGCCAGATACGTCATCGGAAGATTGGCGCGTAGCGCCGCCGAACCGAAACGCATACCGAGTTTGTCCCCGGTATACACAATCAACTCGGCAGCGCGGGCCTTGTCGTAGGGCCTAGCCATTACTTCTTGGCCCAGCGCTTGATGACTTCAGACGCATCCGAAACCTGCTGAGTGTCTTCGCGCTTAGCCTCACGCCGCACGGGTTCACTGGGGGGTGCCTCCCCCTCATCCCCGCCATCTGTCTTATAGACAGTCAGCTTGATAGCGTTCTCAGCAGCGGGGGTCTTGCCCTGCCGCTTGATGGCTTCCCGGTACTGCGGGGGCACAGCCTCAACAGGAGAGAAAAGCAAACGCGGAACAGGCGAGTTGATGTCGAACTGCATCTTGGTCACGACACTGCCAGCGCTGACGTTATTGTTTGCCAGCATCTGGATGTACGGACGGAACGGCCAGCGCCCGTTCTCTTCCTTGCCGAATGCAGAGGTAGCGGGCAACACGAGTTGGTAAACATCTCCCTCGGGATCATTCGCCAATACGACTGCAGTGCGCCACGACAGCTTGCAGGCTGTGCCTTGACCGCCTTGCCCTGAACCCTTCACAGAGTTGGGGCACTCCGAGCAGCTAGAAGCGCACGGGTTGGAAACGTCAGGACTCGGGACTTTGGAGTCTGCGGACCAGCAGACGGGGGAGACCTTGGAACCCTCCTTGTACGTAGATGAGTAGAACGTGCGTGAAGCGTCATGGGACAGCTTCACGAAGATCACGTTCATGTGGTTGTCGGTGTTGACCGACTGTTCCTTACCAGAAACGATCTTGCGGAAAACGCGCCCCTTGATGCTGATGCGCTTGTTGCCCATTACCGCATTGCCAGCAACGGCAAGGGTGTCTTCGTCGAGTCCGGTCTCAACGATGGAGGGCAGGCTTTGGATGATGTTTGCGATTTCGTTTGACATGGTGCTCACTGAAAGTTACTGGACGGTATTGCTTGCTTTACGTACTACGATGTCGTATTCCCGTAGCACGTTCACGCCGGGTGGCAGACCGTCTTCCTGCCGCTCAGACATGAATTCCTTGAAGTTACGTTGGTGAATCCTTCGCTCCAGCAGGTCGATGTTCCCCTGCTGCTCGATGAACTTCTTGAGTTGCTCCCAATCGGTACAGAAGTACCGATCCTTGATGGTGCGAGTCACGGTGCCAAAGGCAGTGCGTAGCCCGTTGGTGTTGATTTCTCCACACATGGCGAGGAGCGCAGCTTCGATGGCGCTCATGTCGCCCTTCAGCTTGTCGTCCTCTGCTTCAAACTTGGCCTTGAGGTTTTCACGTTCGGCCCGGATCGTCAAATAGGTTTTGACTAACTGTTCTGCATCACTCATTGGTTATTCCCATCTCATCACGGTAGAGGTCCACTAGTTTTTCGTGCAGGTCCACCTTGCCTTGCAGCAGGGAGTACATGCGCCGTTCCACCTCGGACCCTTCAAGGTGGATTACTGTCATCTTGTTCTTCTGCCCGACGCGATCTACGCGGGCGATGCACTGCAGGTAAGTCTCGACTGATGTCACAGGTGACCAGAAGACCACCGTGTCGGCAGCAGTCAGCGTGACCCCGTGCGAAGCGGCTTGTGGTTGGATCACGAGCACACGCGGATCAGCGACCGTCTGGAAACACTTGAAGATTTCTGCGCGCTGTCTTGCGCTCACATCTCCCTGAATGGCTTCATTGGTGATACCACACTGATTGAGGAAGTCGCAGACGAGCCTGATCGTGTGGCTGTAGGGCACAAAGACGAGTAGCTTGTTGCTTGATTCCTCAATGACTTCTTTCAGGACGTTGAGGCGCGGGGAAATGTCAAACTCAAGGACGTTCCTGTCGTCGGTGTACACCGCGCCGCCCGACAACTGAAGAAGTTTCGTCAGTGCCGCAGCCGCGTTGACCGTCGTGATCTGCTCCCCCGCCGCCTTGATGAGCATCTGGTCCTTGAGTTCTTTGTAATATCGCTGGACTTGTGGCGTAAGAGGGATTTCCCTAGTCTGGTACATGACATCGGGCAAGTCCAGGCAGTCTGCTTTCTCGTAGCGTATCGCTGGCTGAAGCGTCTCAAAGACGATCTGCCGTGCATGGGGCTTGGGCTTCCACACGAAGCGGGAGTACTGCGTCATCACCCGCTCTTGCCACGCAGACATGCGCTTCGGAACCGCTTCCGGGTTGACCATCTTGGCTAGTCCGTAAGCATCCATCGGGGACTGCGCAGCAGGTGTGCCCGTCATCATCCACAGGTAAGACTCAGGTCTTACCAGCTTTGCCAGGGTCTTCCAGCGCTTGGTGGTGGGATTCTTATAGGCGTTTGCTTCATCTACGATGATGAGATCAAAGTTGGACTCAGAGATGGCTTTCTCTACGGTCCCGACGCCGTCGAAGTTGATGATGACGAAGTTGTATGAGCCGCGTATGACCTTCTCGCGCTTGGAAATCGATCCATGCGCGATTGCGCTCGTTCGGTGCATCGCTGTTTTGAACAGGTCAGACTGCCAAGCCGCTTGCATGATGGACAGCGGGCAGATGACTAAACAGCGCTTCACCAGACCCTGACTCATTAAATAGTCAGCAGCCCAGATGGCAGCGGAAGTCTTTCCGGTTCCTGCTTCGTTGAAACAGAAGGCGCGTTTGTGCAGCGTGAGGAATCTGGCGGTGTCTTTCTGATGCTCAAACGGCGTGAACATCCCCGGCCAGTTGTAGTCCCGCTCGATGGGGGACGGTAGCTTCATGTGCAGGGGCGCGACTCGCGCCAACCGCTGCATCTCTTCCATCCCCCAATAGACCAACAACTCAGAGTCGCTGCCGCGTACTCCGATGATCTCGCTGCGGGGGATGCACTGCGTGACTGCTTGCGCAAAGTCATGCGGGCAAAGCAGCTTGACTGCCTGCTCTTCGACTACCTCGACTGTCATTGACTGAATCCTACTGAGGGCTTCATCAGCCCGATGTGACGAATGATAGGGCCTTGTGACCTATTCGTCAAGTCATTTCATCGACCCATCAGGGTTTCTCCTGAATGATCGGTTCTTGCTGGGGGCCTGAAGCTTGTAGCCGTCGTCGTTGCTGCCGCCCTTGGACAGCGCCTTGACGTGCGCAACGTCCTTGCCCTTGCGGCTCACGCCCTTCTTGTCCAGTTCCCTGCGGGCACGTTGCCGCTCCATGCGGTCCTCGTGCTCTCCGCGCTTCTTCTGCATCTCGTACTCGTGTTTGTACGGCCTAGGAGACTTCGTGTATGGCATGGTCTTTCTCCTGCATCAAGACGATGGAGTTCAACGTCATTTTGACCTCAACCAGCGCTTTGTGAGCAGCTTCAATTGCTGCGCCGTGATCCTGGGCAAGCATGGCTAGATGTACTTCCTTCAGCGCCTTCTCTGCCATCATGCAGGGATAGGCGTAGTCAATCACTTCTGCGGTATCCATAGGTTATTTCTCTCTGTGAAAGGAACAAGACTTGACAGGGCACCAGCCGCACAAGGGCGTCGGGTTCTCCTGCCACACTTGATTTCTGTGGGACAAACTCAAGCGTTCTAGGGTGGGCATGAAGTCAAGCCAGAGTTTGTCTTTGTCATCACGCTTGTACTCCGAGGTGACGAAGTGGTCGTGCATGACGAACAGCAAGCCTGCCTTGATCCCGTTGACTTCCGGAAAGTGTTCAAACGCCATGAGCGCCATCAACTGCAACTGCTTCGGGTCAGGGTACTTGTTGCTGCCGGTTTTGTAGTCAACGATGAACGCAGTGTCGTCGTCAACCACCAGCAAGTCCGCGATTCCTCGCACCCAGTAGTCAGCCGCGCCAAACGTACACGGGCGGCGGTCATGTGTCACCGCCATGCGATGTTCTGGATACTTTATCCCCGCCATCTCAGCCAGCGGATCCAGCATGTGGCGGAACCGCTCGTAGTTCTTGGCTAAGGGTTTACCCGCTTTCACGTAGTCTTCAAGCGCCGAATGCACCTCCGTGCCATAAAGCATTTGCTTCGTGGGGCGCTTCTCGAAACGCTTCAGGACCTTGACTTCGTGATACTGCTTCGGACAGTTCTGGTAATCCTTCAACCCAGAATATGACCACTTGAGTTCGCTTACTTGCATGGCACTGATTGATTGTGTGAGGGGTTTCAATCGTATCAGCAGTCGCCGTAGTTGGGGCCGAAAGTTGCCTTGCAGGCGATGGGTAGCCCTTCAGCCCAGGATGGGGTGGTAGACATGATGCCAGTGACTACCTGCAACGCTTGCTCTACCTCATCGGCGGGGGCGATACACACCACCGAGTCATGGACGGTGAGCGCCACGTTGTAGTGCTTGGAGATGTTGACTAGCTGTTCTCCGACGATGCAACGCGCAAGCGCCTGGACCACGTTCTCCACGATGGTCCCGCCCCAGATCGACACCGGACCCTTGCGAGACTTATAGACGTACTTTGTTTTGTTGTTCTCAACCTCAGTCTTTAGCTCAGGGTAGCGGATACGGAACCCGTTGGGCAGGATGAACCCCTGCCGGTCATACTTCAAGCAATCCCTCTGCCCAAACGCATACCGATCCTCGGGTTGCTGCCACTGCACAAGGTCTCTGAGCACCAAGTCACCCTCGGCCCACAGTTCCTTGATCTTATTATTTGCCTCCCGATAAACGTCGATAATCTCCCGAGCCTGCGCCTCGGTAACCACTCGCGGAGGTGAGGCTACCGCCAACGTGGACTGGAGTTTCGCCCACCCGGTGCCGTAACCGCAGCCCAGGATCACGGTCTTCCCGATGAAGCGCTGCTCCTCTGTAACTTCCTCCGGCTTGCACTTGAAGATTTTGGACGCCATGATCCGGTAGACATCCTGCTTCTCCGCGAACATCTTCACCACGTCATCCTGACCTGCCAGCCACGCCAGCACCCGCGCCTCGATCTGCGAGGAGTCTGAGTTGATGACCACGTACCCTTCAGGCGGCACGATGGCATTCTTCAGTGCTTTCTTCTTCACATCCCGGCTCGGCAGGTTTTGGAAGTTCACCTTGTCGTACCCCGCCCAGCGCCCGGTGTGTGCGCCGTAATACTTCAACGGGATGGGGATGCGCCCAGCGTTGCGCCTACCGATGTCGATGAATCTTTGGATACGCTTTTCTTCCAGAGTGGACTTCACACCCAGGCGTGCAGCGCACAAGTTCTGAATGAAGGTGTTCTCGTGGTCACAAAGCGCCAAGAATCCCTCGTCCTTCTTTGCCAGGGCAGGGGCTTCCTTGCCTGTGACGGGGCTTGTCTTCATCGGAACTTGGACGTCAAAAGATGTCAGAACTTCTGCGAATTGTTTGTTGCTGGATAACTTCGCTGCAACCTCATCCTCGGTCTGGCATTGAAGTTGTTCTTTGAGTTTGCCCAACAGTTCGCTACGTTCCTCGTGCAGTGAGGCAAGGCGCTCGTGCAGCACGGGCTCATCGATATATAACTTTGGTTGTATAAACATCCGTAGAGTCTGGTTGATGAGGTCCATCTCCGACTCGGGGAATGAATTCGCGAAGCGGTTGTACAGGGTGTACGTCAACTCCACGTCATTGCAGCAGTAGCGTCCGTATTGCGCCAAGTCCTCGGGCGTGAACGCCTCCCGACGCTTGCCTTCCGCTGCAACTACCTCGTCGCCTTTGACTCCGATCTGGTACATCTGCGCCAAGTGAGCGAGTGACCCACCTACATCCACACCGTGAAGCGCCCGAGCCATACAAAGCGTGTCGCATAGGTAGGCGGGAGTGATACCGAAATACCACGCGAGGATTGCTCCGTCGAAGAGCATGTTGTGAGCCAGGACTGCGCTGTTCTTCCAGTCGAACTCTTTGCGCAAGAACTTAGTCAGGAACGCACGGTCTCCTGAAGTCCAAACTGCGGGGGCATCATCGACTTTGACACCAACACCGATAACTTCAAACTGCTTTCCACGGACATACTCTTCGGTAGTCAGCCGCCTCAACGAGAACGACTTGTCGTAGAAAGTTTCAAAATCCAACGTGATGAAACTCATTCAGTACTCGCTAACTAGCGTGGTCAAAAGTGAAAATAAAACCGGGCCGGAGCCCGGTTTGTTGGAATGAGATGTATCAGGATTGATCAATCTCACGTTGCAAGTACCACAACGCTTTCTGCAGGTCTTCCTTGCGGTTGCCCTTGTGCTCGGAGCGGGTGATGTACTTGATCACGTTGCCCAGGCGGTAGTTCAACCCCTTGGCTTCGATGAAGTCGATGGTCTCGATACCACCAGTCTTGTAGTGGGGCGGGTGATTGACCGGGTCGGCAGCGGGGGGTTCGGCAGGAGCCGGATCAGCGGCAACGGGGAACGGGGCTACCTCAAAGGTATTCTTCATCTTCTGGCGGGTCACGTACACGCTACCCGGCTTGACCTTCAACGCCTTGGCTACTTCCCCCGGCTTTGCGTTGGGGTGCTTCTCGTAGTACTCACGAATTCTTGCGGCGTCTGACTTCTTTTGCATTTGGTTTTTCCAATCGTTTTGACTGAGTTGATAGGTAGTGTTTCAGGGAACTGTGAAGACTTATTTACATGATTGCTTCTCCTACTTCAGTAGCTTGTTGGTAAGTCGTTTTCTTTGCTCCTCTATTGACACTAACGCTTCCGTCTTTTTGATAGCTGTAGAGGAAGGGCCAGGGGTTATGCGTTCCTCTGTCCAGAACTTGTGCAGGTTCCCGCACTGGTAACGACGGCGGCGCGATCCATCTGACCTCACTCGCGTGTCTATCACCTCCGTCCACACGTTGCACTCGGGGCATCTAAACATCCTCCTTCTTCTCCACAAAGCTAGGGCAGCGTTCATCTTCCATGATCCACGGCCCCATGTAGTACTGTCTCGTAGCCTCCGGGTGAACCGGAGAGTTCTTGAGGTTGCGTTTACATGCCTTGCAGTATTCAAAGCATGGGTTACCCGCACAGCGGGCGAAGTCTTGTGGTTGGTAGGTCATTTCCGCTCCTTTGGCACTTCCACCAAGCAATGCCCGCCCCTCAGTTGTAGGTCGCCCTCCACTCTCTTGACCGGACAGACGAGGATGATCTCTTTACCGTCCACCGTTCGCAAAGTGAAGCGCTCCATTTTTTGAACTGAGCAGGCCGACAGCAGTACTGCGCTGACGAGGGTTAGTTGTTTCATCCCTGCCCCCTTGCGCGGATGGCGGCGGCGCAGTCATACGCATCAGGTTCGTCCATCACGCGAGTGCTGTTCCAGTAGCTACGCTGTAGGTCATCACACACCTTCGCGCAGCTTTCACGCTCGGCAGCGGCGACAAGGGTGGCGAAGCGTTCAATGGCCTCGTCAGAGGCAATCGTGATGTCCCACATCTCTGGGCTATGGTGGGGTTTGAACCCAGACTCCCGCGCCATGCGGATGACGTCTTCCTTATTCATTGCTGCCCCCATGTAAACACTGAGTTCACCGCAACCTGCGGCACCTTTTTCTTCTCTCGGTATGCTTTCTTCCTCTCGTAGTCACTGATGACCGGAGGTTTACTTGCGTTGCGTCTGTTGCCCACTGCGTAAACAGCACGGAGGTACTTCCTGCCGATACCCTCACGGGTCCATGAGTGGATGTAGATCTGCTTGGTCTGTACCCGTAACCGCATGGCAGAGAGCAGGCTGCTTACGTTTGGGTATGGATGGTCAGGAAAGTACGTAGCCACCTCACGCATGGTCATCGGCCCGCACTGCTCAAGCACACCCTTGACGTTTTCCCAGTTGAGTTTCATGTGATCCCATGCTGCTGCTCCGCAGCCCGCCAAGCCTCCATCCAGATCGTCATCGGGTCATGCCCAAAGAACACCCCTTTGGGGGCCTTGTCCATGCGGTCGAACATCTCGTCAATGGTTGCTGGCGGCTTGCGCTGGGGTGGGGCGGTGTAGAGGGGCTCGATCTCGTTTGCCTGCTCCCGTGGGTAGTAGGTTGTTACCTTCCACGGCTGGACAAAACCCGGCGCGTCTGTAAGGTTTCGCATCCTCCATCGCCACGCCACCGGCTCCTGCACCGGCTCTGCCAGCGCGGCCTCAAGAGCGGCAATCTCTGCGTATGTGTCGTAGTAACTGCTGGCGCGAACAAGTACCTCCAGCGCCTGCTGGGCGGCGGTTCGTAGGTCAGTCATGCCATGCTCCTTCCAATCTCTGATGCTGCCCTGACGATGGCGCGGCGATAGTCTTCGTCTGTGAAGTCAATGACAACTTCAGGCCATGCCCCCGCAACCACTCTGCGATCCATAAAGTCAATACACGCCTCCAACTTCACCGCCAGCCGCAGCGCATCGCCGTCGTCGGTGAGAGGGTTCCAGCAGGTTGAGCCGTTGACGATCCAAAGGCCGGAATTGGCGCACCCTTCCTCGTCGCGTTCAGCCTGTCGAGCGGCGTGAATCTTCAGCCCCGCCGCCTTCGCAGCGGCCTCAAGCAGTTCGCGGTCAGTCATGCGTTTCGCTCCTTCAGCTTATCTTCAAGCCATAACACAAGCCCTTCAACGCCGACATGCCGACAGACGTGTCTGGCTTTCTCATGCTCCTCCTCCGTCAGCCCTCGCCACTCGCGGCGGGGTGGGTGGGTGTAGAGAAGATTTCCTCCTACAGGCAGCGGGCAGCGCCAGTCGTCAAACTCTCGATCTCCACCTATCGTCACGTAGATGGACGCCACCGGCTCCTGCTCCGGCTGCTCCAGCGCGGCGCGGAGGGCGTCTTGGGCTTTCAAGACATAGTAGGGTTCGCTTAAACCCTCCAACGCCTCCAGCGCCTGCTGGGCCACGGCTCGGTCGATGGTGATGGTCATTTCATGCTCCTTCCAATCTCAGCCGCAGCCCTGACGATGGCGCGGCGGGTGGCTGCGTAGGGGTCGTTGTTGAAAGCCCGAAGAATCTTGACGCCAGTTTGGTGCCTAATGGCAATGCTCCTGCGATCCATGTCAATTTCAAACAGCAACTTCACCGCCAGCCGCAGCGCATCGCCGTCGTCGGTGAGAGGGTTCCAGCACAACACTCCGTTGTCGCTCACCTTGTGCGTCAAGCCGTTGGTGAACACATCTTCGTGCCATAGCTCAATCCCCGCCGCCTTCGCAGCGAGTTCAAGGAGTTCGCGGTCAGTCATACCCACCCCATCATTTTGAAAGCAACCTCGGTCGGCACGATGGCCGTAACATACGCCCGAGACACCGGGCACCAGTAATGGATGCGGGTCATTGCTTATCCTTCCTTGCGCGGATGGCGGCGGCGCAGATGCCAACGGCCAGCGCAGGACGCGGCTCATCAATCGCGTGCAGCCGCGCCACTTCAAAGTCACACACCTTCGCGCAGCTTTCACGCTCCTGCTCCATCGCCTTATCCAGCATCTCCCGCAGTGCCCTGCTGGGGGCGAAGCCAAAGGTATTGCAGAGTTCGCGGAACTGATCGTCAGTCATGGCTGCTTCACCTCCATCAACATCATGATCTTTTTGATGGCTTCGTAGACTTCGATCCAGTCGTTCCAGCCGACGTATTGATTGATGTTGACCTTCACGGTGACCCCATCGACAAGCTCTACTGAGGCAACGACACCCATGTCATTGACTATGGATGCATGTGTAACTTCGATCTTCATACGAAATACCCCACAAGAACACCAGCACCGACAAGTGCCAGGAACCAGATAACTAACTTAGCTACAACCTCAAGACCGTTAAAGTCTTCAGGTGCCTCGCATGATTGAGGACACGGGCAAGGTTTATCCCCCTGTTGGCAGGGACCCGTGCAGTGTGGGAAGTCCTTCATCTTCATCCTCCTTTAGCAACCCGCGCCATTCGCGGTACAGGGTCATGGTTGGGCCAAGCTCGGCAACGCGCATGGCGTCATCAGGTGAATACGTGCCGATATACCACTGCTTGCCATCCCAGTAGGAGTAAACAATCAGTTCATCACCGTTGTGATGGTTGTATAGCTTGCGTTCGTAGACACCCTCACGCACTGGGCATTCCAGAGCGCCGAACCACGGGGTTCGTTTCATATTCATTCCTTCACCGCGTAAGCGGCTCGTTTTCTAGGTTCACCAGAGCCGCGCACGAACGGGCTCCACCAATACACACCACTCTTTCGTTGCTTGAAGTGTCCACGGACATAGTGCGCGGCCATACCGACGTTGGAAGTGATCGTCCCATCGTCTGAGACTTTCTCCAGAGCTGACAGATGCACTACGGTGAACGCTGCCGATGACATCTTCTTACGTAGTCTTGCACCGTAGGCTGAGTTCCTAAACTTCCTCTCCGCTACGTGCTTCTTCTCGACCCCGGTCTTGCAGTTGATCAGCATGGCGCAGGCGAATGCAAGTACAGGAATCTCCACTGCTGACTCGTGTATGTGAGTCATCACAGAAGACCCGTCCGGTGCGCCACCGAAAGCAGCATTGAGATGTTCGTAAATCCGGTTAACGGGGATCTTCGCTGCCTCAAACCCACGTAAACCCGCTAACGACATGATGACGCCGGTCTCGATTGCTCCGTCTGCTGTCCCCTTTGTGTTCAGCAATATCCTGTGGATGTCGTACTCGTTCACCCCCAATGTGTAAGAGAAAAGGCTGTGCTGCATCGCGCCGCTGACGAACCGCCAGTACGGAGTACATACAAACCTAGACTCCTTAGGTATCTCCCAAATGTGTACGCCGACGTGGGATATCTGCTGTGATCCGCTCGGGGCCAAAGAACGGAACGCACGGATCTCAGGAGTTATCTCATATTCAATAGCCGTATGTTCATACGGCATATGGTGGTCCTTGAGGTCAGGGAACTTGAAAGACTCCGACCGCACAAGTTTCTCCGCAGCCAGCGCAACTTCCGGAGACAGCACAAAGATCTGCGTCTTGTCTGGTGGGGCAGAGTCAGCCAAGTCCACAGGGATACCGTGCTCACGGGTCGCGCCACGGTCCCAGAACAGATTGATGATGGGCTTATTAGCAACCATGCTGCCCCCCGAGGCGCTCCACCTTCTTAGCGAGGAGCCACTTGTCCCCGAGGCGCTCCACAGATGCCACCCACTTCCTCGCATTGGCCCGGTTGATTTCTTTCGGCACATGCGGGACGCTCCACAGCTTGACTGCATGACGTAGAAGTTCAATCCTGTTTTTCACTTCATGTTCTCCTGAATCAATAAACTGAGTTGATGTACGTTGAACTCATCGACCACAAGGGCGATGCCCCCAGCGCGTTTGATTTGCGCGAGGTTGTAATCCTGCAAGGCAGTGGTCTTGTTACCCTTTGCTTTGCACTCGATGCCCACAAACCTTCCGCGTACACACGCGAGGATGTCAGGCACCCCTGACGCCCCATACCCGCCCGTCATGGGCTTGCATGAGTACGCGCCAAGATCCTTCAGAACTTTGTCAACTTGCGCTTTGACTTTTGCTTCCGGAGTTTTAGACATGCGTACCCCTACAGTCCATTAGAGATTTCACTGAGTACGTCACGAGGCAGGATGATCACGTAGTAATACTCCTTGATGGGTTGGTATACGTTGGGTGGTTCGAAATGAACGAGGTCCACTTTCCCTAGCCAACCTATACCGTCTAGCTTGGGGCTGTGGTTGTTCATGTACAGGTCCCCCGCTTGCGCCCAAGGGTTCGTGTTACGCGCCGGGATAGCCTTGATGAAACCCAACGCAATCTTTATGGGATCAGGCAGGGTCTCATCGGTGTAGTGCAACACCCGCTCTCGCGTTGTGTACAGTTTGTACATATCTCCTGACTGACACAGGACACAACGGTAGAGATCATCTTTCCGCCCATGCTTGTACGGCATGGGAGGGTAACCTGCGAAGAAGCGATTGCTCCCACCGATCATGCCCCCTCCTTTTTCTTGGGGATGACTACGTACATGAAACTGCTGATGTAGCACGTGCTCATGTCAAGTTCAGGGTAGTACTTGTCTGAGCGAGGGATGTGATACGGGTCCCGCACGTTGTAGTTGGTGACTTTCTCAAACTCTGTCTTGGCAAAGACCATATCGAGATGGATAGGCTCGATGTCTTCTATCGTGGCGTAACGCTTGAGGTTTCTCGGGGCCTTCATTACATTGTGGATGGGCTCTTTCTCTGTCTCCCAGAAGTAGTAGATGGGATGCTCTACGGTAGATAGAGGAGACACCGCCAGGACATACACGCCCGCGTCGAAGCGAGCCTTGATTGCATTCTTGTCCTTGTCTTGTGCGACTTCAGCGTCGTAGTCACTCATCGCTGCGTTTAGCGTAACTATCACCTCATGTGGGAGGTAATCAGTCCGCTTGAGGGCGAACTGCGCCGCCGCCAATGCTGCTTGTGAAGGCACCCTGAATGTAATCTCCCTCGTGTCAGGTATCGCGTACTTGTACGAGGTCTGGAAGTCTTGGAAGAGAAAACTCTCTGCCCTGGATTGGCTGTATATCTCGTTGCACTTACGCAATGCAGCAAGCAGGCTGTGAATCTTCTTAGAAGACCGAGTGCTCTTGTCGCTGGAGTACTTGTCGCCGCGTGTCTTGTTGACAACGTGGTGCGTGTACCCGTAGATGTGGTCACCCCCATCTAACTGAACGGTGAGATAGCCAGCCTCGATGCCGCTGGGCAACACCAAATCTACTGCCAACCTACCCCTGCGAGGGGTAGGATCGATGAGGAACCCTGTAGCAGTACAGAACTCTGCGGCAAGTACCGTCAGAGCGTTAGGGTACGAACTCATCCGCAACTCAAACTTCTCGACGAGTGCGTCTGTTGGGTTATAGATGTAAGGACGAAGGTCAGATACTCGCATGATGACTTCCTTTGACTGATTGAAAACTTACTTGTTGAACTTGACAAGCTTACCGCCCACGGGGACGCTCATCCTATCGTACTGAGTCACAAGCCACAAGGAGGGAATCGATATCCTCCAATCGATTTGTGCCTCGACGTAGCCGTCTGTAAATACAATCACAGCATCTGCTGAGATGTTATTTTTGATGATGTGATCGCTCACCGACCCGACGCGAGTGCCACCACCTCCACGGGGCTTGAGTAGAGTCTTGAGATTCTGATAGTCGCCTTCGAAGAGTTGCTCCCCGACCACCATCGTGCCCCACCACAAAACCCGGACACGCTCGGGAGTTACCATCTCACAGATAGATACCAGTTCTGAGACAAATAGTCCGAGTTCGCTGCCGCCGATAGAACCTGATGTGTCGATGGCAACAACAATCTCTCCTATCGTTTCATTCACGGTGGTAGGCAGGAGCATGGTGTCGATGACTCGACGGTTGTAGCGACGCCAGGAGTACTCATCCTTGCCTGATGTTGCATTGACCACAAAGTCCATCAACTCTGCCCGCCAGTCAACCTGCGGTTCCAGCGACTCACCGATAGCGCGGGGGATATCAACCCCGAACCGACCAGCAATCAGGGCACCCTCACGCAGCGCCCGGTCCACTGCCTCGCTCACCTTCTTTAGTTCCTCAGCGTCGGCTGGGCCACTGCTCAGGTCGTGCTCATCGAATCCACCGTATTCCGATGGATCATCCTTACCGGATTGAGACTGACCGGGCTGATTAGATGGATCGCCATTCTGTCCATTCTGGCATGGCTGTCCCGGCTGCTGCGGTTGAGATTTCTTATTCTTCCTCAGGAGGCGATAGATTTCCCGCATCGACATGCCGTCGTACTGAGGCTCGTACAGCGCCCCTTGCGGAAGCTTGCACAGTCTCGTGTCCTTCAGCCCGTTGATGATCCCGTTGACCACATAGTCTGCTGCTATGTTTGCCGTGCGCCTATCTTCATTGAAGAGGTCACGGTTGTGGACCAGATGGCGCAGCGCCACGTGCAGGTTCTCGTGCAGCACGATGCCGTTGATCTCCTGATCGGAGAGTTTGGACATGAATGCTCTGCCGTAGAACTTGTCCAGTCCATTAGTCGCCGCAGTTATGGGCTCATCCGAGACTGAACTACTACCTGCCATCATCACGCCCGAGTACAGCGCAGTCTCGGGATGGCGCATGAGCGCCACGTGGGCCTTCTTGATTCTGATTTCGAGGTCAAGCATCGTAGACTCCTTGTTCTGATACGTCATACACCATAGGTTTTGCGTGGGCCCAGTGCCCGTCGTAGGCGAACCCCTCGCTGTCTTGTTTTGCTTTCTCAGCAGCTTGTTCTTCTGATTCAGCGTTGATGAGGACGTAGATGGTCTTCACCAGTTGGACGTAATAGGTTTTCATACACCCTCCGGGTTTTCCTGTTGCACTTCCACCTCTACCCCCATCTCTCTGATGAGAGATAAGACATGCGAGGTGAGCGTCTTGGTGCCAGCGATCTGGGCAAACAGCCCAGCCTTGCCACACACTGGGTAGTACACCCAGCTTCCGTACTGCTTCACGGCTTTGACTTTGATCTTCATTTGCTTTCTCCTTACACCAGCACGTAGTTCACACGCATCCACTCACGGATGGCTGAGTTGTTCTTTGCCAGCTTCATGCGTTGGTTTGCCATCATCGTGAAGAAGATAGCCTGCACCTCGGCTGACTTGATGCGGTTGACGAACTCCATGAACGCGGACAGTTCATCCTGCGTTTCGAGTACATCGACAGCCTGGAACATCATCATCACTTGGGCAGCGATATCCTCTGGCACTTCGATGCCCTTCGGATCAGCGAGCACGTCCTTGACATCACGTACCTTGTCGCTCATCGACACGAACGCTGACATCGACCGGGCAGCAGCCTCGCCAAGGATGCCAGCGAGCTGCGCTTGCAACTCGTCTTCGCTCAAGCGATCCTTACGGGAGATCGGCACGTTCGCCTTTGCCAGAGACCGGGGAGACACGAACTGTCCGGGCTTACCCGGCTTGAAGATATACGGGTTATCTTCTTGATTGCCGTCGAGGTAGGACGCCATGCACCGAGGATTCAGAGCAACCCATGTGCGGATGACCCGTGAGATACCCACCTTGCTGGCCCATGCATTCCACTTGTCTGCCTTGTGCTTTCGCACGTGGATGACAGCCACGCGATTGCCCACGTGACCGAGGAGTGCATCGCCCACCCCGTCCGTCACGTTGTTGGATGTAGCGAAGACATATGACCCCTTGGGCAGCGGCACATCACCCACCATGCGCTCAAGGATGAGCCGCGTGAAGATGATCTGCATCAGCTTCGGAGCCTTCAAGAACTCGTCGAGCAGGATGACCTTGGGTCGGTTTGCGCCCGGTCCTGACAGCTTGAAGAGGCTGGCTGCGTAGTAGTCCAGGGTGCGGGTCTCGTGGTTCGGGATGTTGGCACCGATGTCCATCATGTCCTTGACGGGGCAGTCCACGTAGATGTAGTCATACCCATCACCCATGCGCTCTTCGAGCATCTTGAGGATGCTGGTCTTGCCGATACCCGGCTCGGCCACAAGGATGTTCGTCACCTCGTCTCCCGTCACCTCGATGAGGTTGGCTGCTTGGTCCAGGGTGACGGTGGTGGTGAAACTGATGTTTGCCATGATTAAGACTTCCTTACTGAATGAAGAACTGATTGAGAGAAAAATGTCGCGTTAACTTTGTCAAGTTCTCAGGGGGATCACTCGTCCCCGTCGTCCTCCTCGTCGCGCCCGATGCGCTTGAATGCTCCGAACTGTGTGAGCAGGTCGTCCATCTCGTCCTTGACTGCCTTGCGCTTTGTTGCGTACTCGCGCAGGTCGTCCGTTGTCACGCCACGCAGCGCAGACTCCAGCTTTGCGCGGGCTTCCTCGATCTCCTCGTTGCCTGTCAGGTTGAAGTCCCGCAGGATGGCGCACATTTCCCGCGCCTGATCGAACGTAGCCTCGACGATCTTGGGCCTGCGTCCCTTCTTGACCGTGCCGTCCTCGGCCACGGTTTCCTCGGGCTCAGAGCAGGCGTGAGCCACACGCTCAGCCAGAGAGACCAACCGCGTTGCAGCTTTGTCCATTGCTGCCTTGACGATTGTCTCCGTCTGTTTCTGGTAGTGTGTATGCAGGTCGGACGCCAACTCCTCGCTGACCGCGTTGCGGAAGTCACCACGCGGCACGTCAGTGACCAGCAACCTCATGTTGAACTTAGCCAGGATAGTTTGCAGGTCAGGGTAGTCTGCCCTGTTAAACAGGTCGCCTTGTTCGAAGGCCATGTTCGCCACGATGCCGTTGTACTCGGCAGCGAACTTCTCCTTGAGCAGGTTGAACTGCGCCAAGTGCTGCTCGTACTCCTTCTGGAACTTCGGCAGTTGCATCATTGGTAACAGGCGAGACTTACCCGCCCAGTCATACGTGCATCTCTGCAGCCAGTTGTAGACCGTTTGACGATGATTCACCAGGGCTTTGTGCGTGGCGTTACCTGCCATCAGCATTTTGGTGAACTTGCCAGCATCGGCAGATGCCTTCTTCTGGGTTGTCACCTCGTTGGAGACCGTCTTGTCTTGCTTTGTGCCCACCCACGTGGACACCTCGACGGATACCACGTAGCAGGATGAGTGCAAAGAGGTGAGGTGCGAAGGGGCGGAGAGAGTTGTATCGATTGACATGATGTTTCCTTTGTCAGTTGATGTTATTCACGGGGGTGGGAGCACGAAGTTCATGGATGGTTGCAGCTTCGAAAGTCTGCTCATCCACCCAGGCGAACGCCTGATCTTCAGTGTCGAATGGACCGTACAAGCGCATCGGCTCGTGGGCATGGAAAAGAACTGCGATGAACATAAGAACTCCGGTAGTGGTTAGTGGTTCAGTGTGTGGTGGGTTGTTATCTGTACAGCCCTCCCTTGTTGTTGATGCCAAGCAGGTCGTCCCTGTCCGTGATGAGCAGGTAGTTGGACTTGTGCATCGGCACGATGGTGTGACGGACGCTTCGCGCCCGGTCCTCGCCACATGGCAGGCAGAGTTGGTAGCCAGCCAGACGACGGGCGGCAGAGTAGGTGTCACCACAGGCGACACACAGGGGCTTCATGGGTTTCACGGGCATCTCCTCAGTTGTCGCAGGTGATGTGGCTGAATGACCACTCGCTGATCTCGCCACGCTCGACGATGAACGAGCAGATCCACTCATCGATCTTGAACCGATGCATTTCCAACGGAGTTGCATCCACCGGGTCTTCCCAAGTGTGGGAAGTGCGGCAGTGAGGCTTGAGGATGGTGCGCAGGCGGCACCATTGCAGGAAACGGGCAGGGTCCCGTTGGAGGCGTAGCAGTGTGGAGTGACTCACACTGCGCTGAATGACTACCTCAGGGAAGACACGGAAGTTCATCTGGTCGTCGAAGACGAGGGATTTGATGCGAGACATGGCAGTTGCTCCTCAGATCAAAGGACGCTGTAGCCCTGGAAGTCGTACTCCCAGGCATTGACGATGGTCAGGCCGTGCAGGTCTTCAGACCCGTCTGAATCGTTGAACTCTGCGGACCCGTCGAGGTCGAAGTCAGGATCGACCGTATTGGCCCGCAGGATGTGGGCATCGTCGGAGTCGCAGATGTCTGGGGTGTCTGCATCCCAGTTGGTGTAGGTCTGGGGGATTGCGGCAGGCTTCACTACGCGCAGGGCCTTGCGGGTGGCTCTAGGTAGGAACTCATGCGTGGCTGGGCTGATAGATACGAACCCAGCAAGGATGGGGGAACGAGGACGAGCGTACATGACTGACTCCATAACTAGTACCTCAGGCAGAGGTGGGTGACTGAATAGGACTGTGTCAGAGCGCATTGCCCCAACACGCGCATTATAGGGGGTTTTGTGACGTATGTCAAGACTTCTGGGCAACTTTGTTTATTAGAAGGCTCGGATACGTCATTTGTGACGTATTATAGGGCACAAATGGGGGTTGTTCCAGGATTTGTTCCAAGTGACGTAAAAAAATCTTGTGTAGAACGTGCAAGGAACGGTTGTAAGTGCTTGAATATAAAGAGAAAAATGATGTTTTGTTCTTGTTCTAAGTTTAGAGGGGGGAGGGCTCCTAGGAGACCATGTTTTTTTCTGTGGATAACTTCTTGCAAAACCTCGCTTGACCTCTCTGTTCCACCAAAAAATTCATGCCCTTTACCGTCACCCCTCATTTTGGCTAGAACACTAGAACAGTGGGAACAAATCCGAATTTCCCTTGTGTGACAACAACTTACGTGTAAGGAACCACTAACTTTTTCTGGAACACGACTAGAACATTGGAACAAAAATAGGGGTAAAAAGGGCTTGACAAACGGGATTTTTTCTGGCAACATGCACATCCAGTGCATGTTGAAATTAAACGTCACAAATGAGCAAAATCCGCCTCCGGGCGGATTTCCTACTTCTGAGTAGGGTTACTTGACAAAACGGATTTTTTCTGGCAACATGCACATCCAGTGCATGTTGAAATTTTACGGCACAAATCGGGTTCAGTTGCGATCTCCCTCCTTGTCATCAAGGTTAGTCCACCTCAATAGGTGGACTTTTTTTATCCATAGTGGTTTTTGTTCCAGTGTTCTGGTTATACGTCATTGTTCCAGGGTGTAGTGTGACGTATTGGTTAGAACAATGACGTATAACCGGAACATCAGAACAAAATGACTGATTAGCAGTACATACAACACTGAATCGCTAATTAGCGGCTCAGCCGAGGCTGGCGTCCTAAATAACAACCTTGCGCGAAACCTTGCGCCCGCACACGCGAGCACGCGCGCGACGATTAAGAACTGGTTTCAAATAGCGCGGACGAAAAAAAGCCCCACGATGCGCGGGGCATCGTGGGGCGTGGGGGTTAGCCTAAGGCTTTCCTGAAGGCATCAATTGCCATTCTGAGTTTGGCTTCGTCAGGGGCTGTTGCGTCTCCCCTGGACTTCGCAGTCTTTGCCCTGGACTTGAATTCGTCCAATTGGCCAGAGAGCCAATCCGCGTAGTCTTTGGCCTGAACCCGTGTTCGGGGCTTGGCATCGTTGACGATGCGTTTGATCTGCGTCATCAGGTCAGCTACCCGATTAGCACAGTACTTTTGGAACTTCTCGCGTACCGGTTGCACTGCACCATACTTGCCGGGGTCAGTGCCCTTGAACTTGCCGAATTCTTGCTGGGTGAATGACATCGCGAAATGCACTGTCACCAGCATTTCACCCTCTTGCGCCGGGGCATCGGCAGGGAGCGGGTTCCATTCTTTGGTGTAACGCTGGCCGGGGTTAATCTCCCCATAACGCAACATCCAACCTTCCGCCAAGCCGGCTTTGTTTTCGGAAGAGAGACCATTCTCTGACACATCAGGCTGCAGCGTCATCACGTAAGCAGCAATTGCTGCCAGCGTTTCGACACTTTGTGCACCCTTGTAACCCGCATCTTTGAGGGATGTAGGTTGATAGAACGGGGAAACCGGGGTCTTTTGCTTTGCACTCATGATTTTGCTCCAATAGTGCGTTGAAACATACGCGACGTCACCGCGACGTCGTTCTGTAGTGTTTGTATAGCTGATACTGGCCCGCTAATCAACTTCTCAGGGGGAACTGAACCACTATCTAGCGCCCACGCCCGCGCCCAGACACGCGCGACGACCAAGAACTGGCATCGATGGGCCAAAAGAAAAGGCGCAGGGCCGGAGCCCTGCGCCTTGCAACCCTGTCGGGTCAGTCTGGACAGACGAACTTGTATTCGTCTTGCACGACTGTCTTTGTGCCGACTATCACTCGCTGGCACGTGCTGTCTGACTTGACGTGTACCCCAATCCGAATGCTGAGATCTTCATTGCTGAATTGGTGCTCACGCTCGCCCCAGTCTTTTCCAACGTAGTCCCTCGACTTTGCGTTGGGGCAAACGTCGTTGGCGTAACCCAGCAAGTTACAAACCAAATCACTGTTGAGTGTGTCTTGGTTATACAGCGCCAACGTAATCTCAACTCTGCCGTAGTGACTCGAGACGCCGACGTGTCGGTCATTCTCTGGTACACCATCGAGGAGCATACAGAGCCGGGTCAGGACAGGTTGTACGACCGTATACCGCGCTTTGCGCAAATCACTTGCGCGGCGCTTCACTTCAGCAGCTTCACGCTTGAGACTCTCAAGCGTTGCCTTGATGATTCCACGGGAAACCAGGACCGAACGGTCCACCTTTGTCGTCTTAGCCATGTTGGCCTCCTAGTAAACACTGAACAGCACCGCGCTGCCCAGTGATTTGTATATAGCATGGTGCTGTTCCGAAAGCGAATTCTCAGGGGGATTGACCCACCGCACCCGGACCCCCCTAGCTGGTAACGGGTCCCCCCGCGCACCCCACACCCCATGATCTACACAAACAACTCCGCACTTTCCAAAACTCCACTTCGTTTTATACGTCACTTCGTTCCATACGTCACTTGTCCTTCGTTCCATACGTCACATCCTAGAAACACCCCCCGTCAGGGACTCCTACCTCCTTTTCAAAATACGTGCTACATTTCGCGCACTGTTTCATAGTGCGACTTCCTATGGACCTCATACCAGACATCGAAGACAGCATTCCCCTGCCCGCAAGCGCCCAAGAGGCGTATCCAGAGATGACTCCCCGCGAGGAGTTGGAAATGCGGGCTCGGACAATCAAAATGATTGCCGATCTCACGGGTGCGATCATTGCGCCCGACGAGAGTTCACAGTCAGCAGCTAGAGAAATCGCTGCCGATCTCATCAAGGGCGGGCCTATCCGCCCGGATATGGCGGTTTACCCCAACGAGACCATTGCCTATCTTGCAGGGCTGGTTGCTCAGTACGACTCTCAGGTTGTACAAGAGCTTGCCAACCTCAAACGCTTCGTAGTCAACAAACTAATCGAAGAATCTGCCCATCCTGACGGAAAAGTACGCCTGCAAGCTATCAAAGCCTTGGGCGAAGTCGATGGCGTCGATGCCTTCAAGAAGCGCACCGAGATGACGGTCAAGAATCAGTCTCTGGAAGAGGTCGAACGCGAGCTTCTGGAGACTCTTTCCAAGCTGGAAGCCCGGACTGTGGACGTACCGATGGTGGAAGTGGTCGAAAATGAGCCAACTAACGCCTGATAAGGTACTTCAGTTGAAGAAATCCCTTCCGTACATGACGGAAGCGGATAAAAGAAAGACGCTGGAACTGCTAAAACGCTGGGAAAGCGAATATATTCAGTCAAAAGGTAAAGATTCACTGCTGGATTTCGTCCAACACGTATATCCGGGGTATAAAGTAGGCCCCCACCACCGTAGATTGATCCAGATATTCGAAGATATTGCCAACGGCATCAAAAAACGGGTGATTGTGAATATCGCCCCCCGTCATGGCAAGTCAGAATTGATATCTTATCTCGCTCCCGCGTGGTTTTTAGGCAGATACCCCCACAAAAAGGTCATCATGTCCAGCCATACGGCGGATTTGGCAGTTAATTTTGGCCGTAGAGTGCGTAATCTGGTGGGTTCGGACTCGTATAAGGACATATTCCCGCAGGTCGAACTACAAGCGGACAGTAAATCTGCCTCACGTTGGGGTACAAACTTCAATGGCGAGTACTTCGCTATTGGTGTAGGTGGCGCGTTGGCAGGTCGAGGCGCTGATCTGTTCATCATTGACGATCCACACAGCGAACAAGACGCAAAAACAGGGCGTCCGGACGTATTTTTACCTGCTTGGGAGTGGTTTCAGTCGGGCCCCATCCAGCGTTTGATGCCTGGAGGTGCCATTATTGTCGTGATGACGCGCTGGTCTAAACTGGATTTGACAGGTCAAATTGTCAATCAGATGCAACGCGAAGAAGGCGTTGACCAGTGGGAAGTGGTCGAATTCCCTGCAATTCTAAATGAAAAGCCACTTTGGGGGGAATTCTGGAGCCTTGACGAACTGCTTGCTAAAAAAGCGGGTATGGATATTCGGTACTGGGAAGCCCAGTACATGCAGAACCCCGTATCTGAAGAAGGCGCACTGATTAAACGTGAGTGGTGGAAAATTTGGGAAAAAGAAGACCCTCCCAAATGTGAGTTCCTTATTATGTCGCTGGACGCTGCTCAAGAGGCAAATACCCGAGCGGACTACAATGCTTTGACTACCTGGGGGGTATTCTTCAATGAGGAAACAGACAACTTCAACATTATATTGTTGAACGCCATCAAGAAGCGGATGGAGTTTCCTGAGCTTAAGAAACTCGTACTTGAAGAATATAACGAGTGGGAGCCCGATGCGTTCGTGGTGGAGAAGAAGTCCAACGGGGCGGCTCTCTATCAGGAGCTACGTCGCATGGGAGTGCCCATAGGAGAGTTCACTCCGGGTAAGGGCCAAGACAAGATTTCTCGTGTGAATGCTGTCTCTGATCTGTTTTCTTCAGGCATAGTGTGGGCACCTGACAGGCGGTGGGCGAGAGAGGTCATTGAAGAGTGCAACGACTTTCCTAGCGGTGCCAACGACGACCTCGTGGATTCGACAACTCAAGCGCTGTTGCGTTTCAGGCAAGGCGGTTTTATCCGATTGCCGACAGACGTAAAGGAAGAAGTGACTTACTTCAAGAGTAGCCGCAGAGCGGCGTACTACTAAGGACACCAAATGGCTACCAACATCGACCAAGCCCTCATGCCTTTCGACCCGATGCTCCTCACCGACGAGCCGGCCATCGAGATTGAAATTGAAGACCCGGAAGGCGTCAAGATAGGAATTGATGGCGTCGAAATCGATTTGATGCCGGAACCCGAGACCGCAGATGATTTTGACGCAAACCTTGCGGAGTTCATGGACAAGAGTGAGATGCAGTCTCTTGCCTCAGAACTCGTTGATCTGGTGGACGCGGACATCAACAGTCGCAAAGACTGGACAGAGATGTTTGTCAAGGGACTGGAAGTCCTTGGCATGAAGTACGAAGAGCGCACCGAGCCTTGGTCTGGTGCTTGTGGCGTGTATTCGCCTCTCCTAACGGAGGCGGCGATACGGTTCCAGTCAGAAATGATCACGGAGACCTTCCCTGCTCAGGGGCCGGTCAAGACGCAGATCATTGGAGAGTCCACCCGGCTGAACGAGGACGCGGCAGAGCGTGTTCGTGATGACATGAACTACATGCTGACCGAGCGGATGGTGGACTACCGCTCAGAGCATGAGCGGATGCTGTACTCCTTGGGTCTTGCGGGGGCGGCGTTTAAGAAGATCTACCCCAACCCAAGCACGGAACTGCCTGCTGCTCCGTTTGTGCCGGCTGAAGACTTGATCATGCCCTATGGGGCAAGTAATGTTTACACCGCCGAGCGTGTCACGCATGTGATGCGTAAAACGGAGAACGAGATCAAGAAGCTGCAGGTTGCTGGGTTCTACCGCGAGGTGGACCTGGGTGAGCCGACGCGCATCCTAACCGACGTTGAAAAGAAAAAGGCAGAAGAGCAAGGTTACTCCTTGACGGATGACGACCGGTATCAGATCCTAGAGATCCATGTGGACTGGGATATGCCGGGGTACGAAGATGAAGTTCCGCTCCCGT